TCCAGTTCCCGGTGTTCCAGTCCCCGGTGTTCCAGTTCCCGGTGTTCCTGAGTCCTGTGCAATCTTTTCCAGTGTTTACTATAGTCAAAAGCTCCTGCCACGGAATCTCTCTTACGATCTCTAACTTATTTGTACAACATTTGTCTCCCTCTTCTACAATGTCTCCGTATGCTATAACTTCTGCTACTTTATTTTTCAAATTGAAATTATAGTAATTAAAACAGTCTGATGCTTTTCTACAAAAATGCATCCCGTGTCCGCATCTTACCGGTGTTATATCTTCCTCGAATTTCCCTGGGCAAGTGTACTGCTTTGTATTTCCATTCGGACTACATGTCCAGTCAGGATTGAATACCTTATAACCTTTTACTCTATCCATCTTTCTACTCCTTTACTCGGCAGATTTCTTCGTATACCGTAAAGAATTTTCCATCATGCTCTTTGCAGTATTCTTTCAAAACCCTTTTCATTGCTTCCTCTTTTTCTTCCGTGACATCTTCCTCGTATACGCATTTTTTCGTATAGCCTAAATCTTCAATCACTCGGACAACGTAAGCAAGCTCAACCTCGATTTCTTTTTTCTCATGGTCTGCTTTCCACTGTTCAAGAACCTTAACCACCTCTGTTGCATTTTCTCTTCTAATACCAACGCATGTTTTTTGTCCATCTATACATTGAATCGGGCATCTAAAGCATGTAAATTGCTTCATGCATATCTCCGCAAGAATCTCAAGTGCTTCTATCGCGCTCATTTCTTCTACCGGTTCAAACATTTCGTCTGTCCAACACCAATTTTCATCTTTATCCTCTTTGATATAGTAAAATCTTGGATGTTCTTCCGAGATAGTTACTAGTTTCCCTTTGTATTTTTCCATTTGTTTTACAAATGTCTGATCTCCATACGTTTCAGATTCTTCCAAGTCGCTTCTGACTCTTACCTTATCGCCAACCTTATATTTCATTGCTATCCCTCCTTGATTTTTCTCTTTTTGGTTTTTCCCAAAACGTATTTATCGCAATCACTTGCGCTACATCCTCTTGAATGCCCTGTTGCGCATATATAATCACACCTTAAACCCGCATTTATTAGTTCTGACTGAGTCATCCTGTACATACAAGTACGGCACAAATGTCTGTCAGAATTGATTCCTTTAGTTTTCGATTTGTCTTGAAAACAAATTCCACAATCTTTTAACCATCTTTTTATTGTTTTCTTTGACACGTTATATTTTTTTGCCATCTGTTCCAGTGTTGCACCAGACCTGACGCTAAATTCCAAATCTTTTTTGTTGTATTTTCTAGGCTGACCACTATTAGGAATATCTCTCTCGTTAAACCTGTCCATTTCCAAATCAATGTATTTATATACTGTTGATTTAGACACATTTATTTTTTTCGCAATCTCAGATATTCCAATTCCGTTATGAAACATCTGGAAAGCGAGTGAACTATTCGTCATCAAGAAGTTCTCCTTTCAAATCTTTAATCATACCATCATAATCAACTGTTAACTCATTGTTTTGTTCGCTGTTGTCGGATTTGTTTATCTTTGCAGACAATAATTTATTATTATTTTCTCCCATTAATCCGGAGCAAGCATTTTCATTAACAGCCTTTATAATATCGTTCATGTATGATGGAAGTTTTTTTAATTCAATTTTTCTTGCAGACTCTATTCTGTATGTCCGCATAAATTGGGAAGAAACAACCGATTCGTTGTAGCTACAGTCCAAAGCCCACGCCCTTAACTGTTCTGGACTTCCGACTGCCCTTTTTACTGTTCCAGGAAGTTTTTCAAACTCTTCCACAGAGTTGTACCCGCTGTTTTTTATGGCTCTATTTACTAATGACCACGCTTCAATTTCATTTAATTCTTTTTCGGAAACAAAATTTTGCATATTTTCAATCAGTTGTCCCGGAGAAGGTGCAAATCCAGAAGAATCCGACCGAATGTATGCTTTTAGTGCCAAAGATGCTTGATCGTATGTGCAATCAGATAAGATGTTCGCCCATGTGTTTGCAGCGAAATCTACATCAACAAGCTTAAAATTAGGATATGTAGCCATCATAATTGCAAACAATTTTTTTACTTCAAGGCTATTCAATAAGACCACCACCAATCAAATCTTCTACAATATGTCCAAACTGTCCAGACTGAGTGTTATCGTTCGGAATTTTCATACTTGCACCGGAAGTATTATAAGTATTAGGTTTGTTATCGTAATTTCCATCGAGTACCTTTGGGAAATTATTTGGCTTAACAAACCAGTCAAAATTGAACCATCCAGCATTTGTATTTGTTTTGCCTTGTAAAAAATCACTTTGCGCAACCTTTTCGATTGCTTTAAGTACATTGTCAACGCCGTATTCGCTTATTCTGGCAACCAAACATTTAAACCTAGTGGAATTACTAGACATTCTGGAAACGGGTTTTATTCCGTGCTGCGATAGTGTATTCCAAGCGTCCAAACATCGACGTGCATCCGATATTTTGGAATCAGTTTCTCCGATATATTTATTATTTTTTCCTAAATCTATGTCTATATCTTTACCTTTATCTATATCTGTGGAAACATTTTGTATACATTCTTGGTTGATGTTATTTTCTGCGAACGTATATGACTTGTTTGGCTTAGTTATGAGCATATCTTTTTCTTCCTGATATACAGTTGGTGTGTACCTATCAGATTGGATACAATTGTGCATTCTCCAATGTTTAATTACGATCACGCCATCTTCAAAACACAAAACGAATCTTTTAGCTATCAAAAGCTTCAAATCATCGTCACTGCATCCTATCAACCTAACAATTCTCTTTGGATTCCCAACAAATCCATCGTCGTCCGCTCTCATGTTTAGATGAAAATATAAGCATTGAGTAGACAATGGCATGTCAAGAAACGCATCAGAATCTACAATATTCATGTTGAACATTCTTTTTTTAGCCAACAGCCTTCGCCCCTTTCATGTATATCGTTCTTATATCATATTTCTTGTCGCTTGAAAGAAATCCGTTCCACTGGCAATCGGGATAAGGACAATTAAAGCAGTTTGGGTGACAACATAATTCCGGTCTTGAATCTTTTTGCGGATTCCTTTTTTTCTTTACTTTCAAATTACATCCGCAACTTACCATGTATCCGTTTGCAACAAGAGAAGCGATTTCCTCTTTTATTCTTCCACAATCGCATTTGCATAAAAACATCGATTGTGTTTTTCCTGTTGCCGGAAAACGCTTTTTATATACTCTTTCTACAGTAAGATGACCGAATCTTTTTCCAATGTATGAATCATCGTATTTATTCATCTTCTACCACCTCTACAGTTACCTCTACCCTGGGGTTTTGCCTGTCAACCTCGAAGTATAAAGTCGGAGTAAGAACGTCATCATACCCGTCATTACAGATAATTCTGCACTTCTGTAGTGCATCTTCAAATGATTTTATGAACGCTGATGCAGTATTCATACGATCATGCATCTTGTTTTCTACATAAAACCGGTAATGAATGATAATCGGTTTTTCGATTCTTTTACCTTTTAGGTTGCTAAGGTTGATAAACTTCATGCACAAGGCATCGTTTCTGTTTTTTATGATATTCCGGTACTTCTTCGTCCTGTGATCGTACACTTTACCGGACAAAAGTTCGTTCAAACCACTCTTAAAACCCTTTACAGTTACATGATATTCCACTATTTCTCACCATCCTCAATGTCTGTAATTTCAGCAACAGTATCAACTGCATCTACTTCGTTGTCTTCTTTGAGTACATCGTTCAAATTCTTTTTGTTAGATGTCTTATTTGTATAAAAATCGTTATCAAGCATTTCTTCTTTTGTGTACAGACCACTTGTAATCTCAGGGCAGTTAAGATTTGCAAAGAAAGACGCTGCTCTGTATCTGAGCATGAGCTGCGGTAATGTTTTCCACTTTGTACCATTCTTTTTAGTCCAACCCTCTGCATCTGCCATATCCATTGTTACGGTGATTCCGTCAACTCTTCTTCCACCTTTGGTTGTCCAGCACTTACAAGAATACGGTTTTCCACCTTTTTCAGCTTCCTCGAATTGCAATTCCATGTCATATTTTCCAGAATTGTTAATCATTGCAATTAAAAAGCTACTTTTCCATGTCGGTTTTCCTTGTATTACATACAAATTCTGCATTACCATTAGCGGGTCAATGTTGAATTTTTGCGCCTGTGATATAGCAATCAGACAGTTTGCATCATTCCTCTGAAAAGTTTGTGGAACAATCGTACTCGAAGAAAGTGCCTTTGCCATTTGCGTTGCCATAATAAAGTTGTCGGACGTTCCGAAGATTCCAAGGCTATAATCAGTAACCTTGTTGTTGTTTTTGTGTTCAACAGGCTTCTTTTCTTCCTGTACAGCAACTTCTGTCTGTTTTTTGTCTTCCATTTATTCTTCCTCGCTTTCTTCGTCATATCCATAAGCTTTCTTCATCCATTCCGGGAGTCCAAGACTGCTTATTTTAATATCATCCTTAAATCCCATGTACGCAGGAAAATCGTTCTTTTCTAAACACTCCTTATATGTCTCAAGAAGAGAAGCCCTCACCTCGTTGCCCGATCTCATAAAAAATTCATCTGCTTGTAAAATATTCACGCAATACGGTGGATTTTTTTCTTGCGCTATGAATACAAATTCAAAATCAAGTCCGGTATTTGCTTTAAGACCAGCACAGTAATGTGACGCTTGTATATCATATCCTAGCTTTATGGCATCTCTCATAAACTTCTCTGTTTCTGCGCACTGGCAAGTCTTTAGGTCAACGCATATCGGTTGCCCTCCTACTTTTCCAAAGCTATCAGGTCTGCACTTGCACTCGAAACCACTTTCTTCGTCAATCCAAAAAAAACTTTTTTCGTGCTCTCCGTATATAAGTTTTTTTGCAAATGGAGTGGCATACAAAGCATTTCTCATCGCATCTATTGTTTCGTACATCTCTTCAGAAATAACTTCTTTTCCTTTGTTTTCATCAACAAATTCTTCCCATTCTTCTTTACCGGCTTTTGTACGCCTGTTTACATTTGGAGCTACCGCAAATTCGTTGTAGAAATCATATGGCTCTAAACAATACTTGTGGTATGCTCGTCCAAACTGTAGAGCCGGAGTATCCTTATTTTCTGGATTGTCATGAAAATATTTGTAATGAGCCATGCTCTGTGCCATCCTCTTGATATCAGTAGACGACAAACCAGAATGCGCTCTGTATTCGCTTTGTGGCATTACTATTCCTGTCTGCATTATTTCTTCTCCTCCACATCAACTCCACAGATCATTGCAACTACTTCTCTATCTGGAAAACTTTCATTATCCAGATATGTTTTCATCTGCTTTCTTATAATATTTGTCTCATTTGCTTTCTCCATGATTTTGAAAAGCAATTTAATAGGAAGCGTTACGTTAATTCCTTCTAAATTCATAGCATTCTCCTTAACCTTTCATTCAGACATTCGTCACACCATTTTTCGCCCAATATGTCTGTTATGTATTCTCCTTCATAAACAGGTTCTCCGCATATGTCACAATAATCAGACGGTTCCTGTTCATCTGGTAATCTAGTTTTCCAGTTATCATAATTAGGTATTTCCATTAGAATCACCTTTCGTTTTAACTGTCTTTATTCCAAGCTCGTCCAACCTGTCAGCACAATTTTTCAAGTAAGAGATAGCTTGCGATTTGTTGTACTCGAAATTTTTATCCACTCTTTCGAGTGACTCCAATTCCTCAATTATTCTGTCAAATTTGGATGTCCTCATATTATTCACTTCCTATCTGTATCCGAACGCAAAATACATTGCACACATCAATGTAGCCATCAAGATTGGTACTATAGCAGCTGCGATACCACCAAGGCTTTCATCAACTTCCTGTACTCGTTCGGCTCTTTTCAACAGCCTAAGATATTCTCTATATCGCATAGCTTTTTCTCCTGTACTTATCAAGAAATTTCAGTTTTCCGCTTTTTTTGTTGATAATTTTCAGATAACTTTCCGACTCGCTGACAACTGACCAATCCTTGCAATTTAAGTTGTACGACGTCATACATTCCTTTTGCCACCTAACCGGTTTTTTTGGTTGTTTCATTTTTCTCCTTTCTGTGCTATAATGTTAAAAGTAAGTATATCCAGGTACTTGACAATAGGCTCTGCACCTTGTTGTGTGGAGCTTTTTTGTTAAGCAACTCCGTAATGGATAGCCATTTCTTTCACAATAGCTGTATATCCCTCGATTAACTTTTTATCGTCTGCAATGATGTCAACATAAGATAGCTTTTCTCTCTTTGATTTGCTTACTCCTTCGTCAGCCATCCTTCGTCTTTTGTTCGTCAATCGCTGTCCAAGGTTTACTCCGAATCGTTTCTGAAGTAATTCGTAGCTTTCGTTTCTTACCTGACTGTAAGACTGACCACCACCAAGTGATAATCCGATCTTCTTGAGAATCTTTCCTGTATCATCTCTCCACGAAGTTGTATTCAGTGAAACTACTTCTCTTATGGAATCTACTCTGTTCTCGACTTCCGCAATTTTCTCGGCTTGCCGTTTCTGTTCCAACTGCTGTTCCGCTACTGACTGGAAAATTTTATTAAACATTTGTAATTCCGGTGAAAGCTGTGTCAAGTCGATTGCTTTCTGTTTCACACGTTCTTCAACTGTCGCAAAATACTCCCTCGCCTGTTCCGCTTTCTCTCCGTTTCCTTTTACGGAAAGTTTCTTTGCGAAGCGGGCGGTTAATCGGTAATCATCTGCAAAGTTTCCTTTGCCATTCGCCATTGATGGCGAGTAAAAATAGTCCTCATTTTCTGTTGCAAATTCATTATCCAATATGTTTGATTTCACCCATCTTGAATAATGGCTTGCATCAAGTTCTAAGAAACTATAAAGTTTTCTTGCCGTTGTCATTCCGTTTTCATCTACACCGAGTTCAACTTCTATTGGTGTGAGAAAACTTGTGGTTTGTTGTAATTCGTTCATCTTGTCTCCTTTCTGTGATATAATTTATGTATCCGATAAACAGGAGGTATAAATTATGTTTTATAAATCAAATAATTATGATTGGAATACTGCGGCTGTATGGATCACCCTTGCAATCTCTATCATCACACCAACTATTTCTCTTATAATGAGCAACATTCACCAACGCAAACTCAAAAAATTAGAATTGAAACATTCTATTGAATTGGAGTCTTATCATCAAATGGAAAAAACTTTTAAAAACTTTCTTGAAAATGTTTCAAGTAAACTTCATTTGATGGGTTCATATTCAAAAGATTATGAGCTCGCATATCACGAACTGTTTTTATATGTTCCTAAAGAATATTGGCATAAGCTAAAAGAATTTGATAAAGTATTGCTTTCTTCCTCTTCAAACATCGATAACGTTCAAAAACATTATTTAGAAGTTACAGAAATATTGGCATTTTTACTGCAAGAAAAGCGAAGACAAATCCCAACATAATATTCATTAGCAATCCTACAATCCCCCAGCCGTATTCACTTTTTCCATGCCAATATGACATAATGCAAAAAAGTGTATTTATAATCCACACCGGTATAATATTTAACGTGTTCACTTGCGCTACTCCTTTCTGTGTTATAATGTCCCTATAAAACTTATAGGGAGGTGAATCTTATGAAATCTTTTGATGAATTTGTAAAATTTATTAATGAATCAGAGAGCATACAATCAGCAATTTCAAATGTTCCACTCAATATAGAGCCACGAATGTACGACATTTCTAAAAGTGATGACAGAAGTGAACTATTCCACGCTGTAGAAGAAAGAACTCTGAATCAATTTATGAAAATTTTACGTTCATATCATGAATGGATTAACGAAAATTAAATTTCTTTTTTTTAGAAGTTTTATTTTCGTTTTCCAAAGTGATACAATGAATCTGCTCTGTATTTTCCGCAATCTTACGGAGCAGATTCTTTATTTCTCTCAACTCTTTTAAAATTTCATACATTTTTGTCACTCCTTTCTGAATTACGCAATCTCCAAATAAGCCAAATCTTTTACTGTTTCAAGACGGTTCTTACAATCCTTGTAAATTTCTTTGTAGTGCTTTCTTTTAATTATTCCTAAGTCGATTTCATGCAGAATGATGTTTTCCATTAAGGACAAGTCATTTAACTGTTTCACCGTTGCTTCATCACGTTTTTTGACTCCTGCCATCTTGTTTGCCAACTTTGAATAAGTCATATACAGCATCTCAGCATGACCACTTCCCTGTTTTTTTGCGTATTCGACAAGTTTCTGAATGGTATCTGTCTCAGCTTTCCTAGTGAGTTTTCCATACTTCCTTGTCTCAACCCATGTTTGAGTTGACTTTTCTCTAATGAAGCTTTCCATCTGATTGAATGCTTTGATGTACTGCCATTTCCATTCATTAGCTTTGCTCCCAGTAAATCCCATGACAAGAAATGTGAAGCCGTCTCTGTTCATTACATACATTTTGTTTGATTTGCCAGTATAATCTTTATATGTAGATTTCTTAAAGCACTGAACGCAATTTTGCGTTGAGTCATTTTTTACAAGATTTTCAATGGATCTCATAACATCTGCATGTCTTTTTCCAAACTTCTCAGCGACTTGCAAACTACTGCAAACTGCTTCATCATTTTTCAAGTAAACAAGTTCTTCCATGTGTCCTCCTTTCGTGATAAACTCTCTGTATTGGAGGTGTTTAATTTATGACTGACATAAACTATCCACAATACAGAATGTTGTGTAGGGCTAAAAAAGTAACATCAATGAATCCTAGTGAATTTTCAGAAGAAGAAACCGACATCTGTGAGTTCCTATGCTCCTGTGGTTTCTTAACAAAAACCGAAAAGTACGTTCGTGATTCAAACGGTAAGGTAAACATTTTTGAATTTGAAGTAACAGGATACACAATCACCCAAGCTGGGAAAGTTCAAATTTCTGTTTATCGCCTTTCTTTTCACAAATGGTGGATTCCATTGATTATTTCTATCGCAGCACTTATACTGCCATACATTTCTGAATTATTAGGATTATTTCAATCACTAATACGATAGACTGAACATACAGCGGAAAATTAGGAAATCTTAATCTGAAACATAATCTACTACCTGGATGGTCTTTAGAATAATTTTTCCTTTCTTCCGGCGTAAGTTCGTGACCTGTTATTACGATTACGTTCTTTTTCATTCTCTCTCCTTTCTTTAACTTTTCTTTTTGGCTTCATTCTCATTACGAGCCAAAAGCTTAGTGTCGTTAAACTTTTTAGGTAAAAAAATATGTCCCATATTCACTCAGATCAATGTCAAGTAATCCAGCCCACACATTCATATCTTCCTGTGAGAACTCAGTCTTGCACTGTAATTTCCTCGATACGCTCACCTGACTTCTTCCGAGTTTATCAGCAAAAGCGGACTGCGATCCGTACTTCTCAACGATTCTACCTCTAAGCTTGTTGTAAGTGTAAGGCATTTAAATTCCTCCTTTCGTTTGCTTCTGACTAAAGTTTAACACCGTTTGGCTATTTTGTCAACCCTTTAGTTTAAAATAATTAAGCTTTTCGACTTGAAAGTTTAACTTCGTTATGCTACCATATAGTTGAAAGGAGGTATGCAAATGAAGAATGAACTCACCGCCAAACGACTAAGAAGAGCTTTAGATACTAATAATATGAAGCCGCAAGAATTAGCCGACAAAAGCGGAGTCGCAAAAGCTTCTATCAGCCAGTATCTAAGTGGGATGCACGCACCGTCAAACATAAGCAGCGGAAAAATGGGAAAAATATTAAATGTTGAACCAATGTGGCTTATGGGATTTGATGTTCCGATGGAAAAGTTAAACTCACCGTCTGAAAATCTTGCAGAACAGGATGTAAAACTTCTGAAAAAGATTAGCTTGCTAAACGAAAGAGATCGTAAGATCATTATTGATATGGTTGATTCGATGCTAAAAAGAAAAAGTGAGGATTAACCCCACTCTTTCAAAAAAGTTTTTATGAATGTATGCAGATACTTGATTGTATCTGCATTTTCTATATTTTTAATCATTTCTATCAGTTCCTCTTTTTTCTTTTTTTCATCCAAATGAATCCCTCCAGTCCCAATGCTGTGATGGTTTAAATTGCATAACACACGTTCTGTTTCTCAACCATCTAAATCTTCAAGCGCATCTTTTATTATTACATAAATGAAGTGCATCGTTTTTACATCGTTAACTTTTAATAACATCCTCTTGATTTCTGATAAGTACATTTTTCTCCATCTGTCGTTGCTTTTCTGATTGATTTCTTTTACCGTCACGAAAATTCCTCCTTTGTTAAGTATTGACAAGTTTTTAATACTGTTATAAAATTTCTTTATTCAATAATACTATAAAGGTGGTGCATTTACTTATCTAATTTTAGCAACTTGATTTTATTTAATTTAATAATTAAGGTTAATATTCTAACCAAAGACAGGGGGTAATTGTATGACAAATCTTGATTTATTAGACAATTTTGCAAAAAATATCGAAATTGAACGAATTAAGTTGGGATATTCACAACAAGAATTCGCCAAGCTTTTAAACATTTCGTCTTCAACGTACAAAAACATAATCTCTCGTCGGACAAGCTCTGTAGACATTACACTCGTGCCAAAGATATACAGTCTTACTGGTAGATTTTTGTTTGAATTACTGGAATTGGATAGTATGGAATTGGAAATATTGAAAAAATACAGGCTATTAACTGAACGTCAAAAAGCTTATATTAGTGAAAAAATTAATTTTGAACTTGAAATGAAAGCTGATGAAAAAGAATCGGATAATATGCTAGATGTTCTGGTGCTTACTGGTGACATGAAAGATGGCATGATACTTGATAGTTCAAATGAACAGCGAATATACTGCCCTGAATATATTAAGAAATACGGAAAAAAATTGCACTGTGGAATAAGGATAAATTCAAATCATTTAACCCCTGTTTATGTAAAAGGCGATATTGTTTGTGTGTCAAAGAAACCACCAAGAGACGGTGATACATGCATTCTTATCAATAAGCAGTCTGGGAAATGTTATATAAGACGAATGAGGCAAGGAGGAACGTGAAAAATGAAACCTATAAACGGATATGGGGATATCATAGAAATTGATACAAAAAATTATTCAGACATAAAGAATTGGATAGTATTCGGAATCGTGATCGCTGTATTGCGAAGATAATATACCCAGCCCGTTTGCCGGACTGGGATTTTTTATTTAAAAGCCGTATTTTGTTACTGTAGCATCGTCTGACCAACAGCCGAATGTATCGTTATCGCCATAAGCTTTGACACTTACTGTAGCTCCGTCCATACCATCTGCAATAAAATCATCTGTGTAATTGGTAGAGTAAAATGCTGTATAGGTCGTATCGTATTCTTTCCATGTTCCGTCAGCTTTTGTGATACGCACTTTGTAGGACGTTGCATTTTCAACTTCCGTCCACTTGACTGCCACGTAACTGTAGTTAAAATACCTTGACTGGCTTTTATAGTACGATGCATACTCCACTGTCGGAGTAGCGAGGATGCATTTCTCGATCCAGTTTTTCGCAGCGTTGCTGATAGCTTCTTTCAGAGCATCATCTGGCTGAAAAGTAATATCTGGGATTTCGACAGACGGTGGTTTAAGTGGTGGCGTGCAAGCCATAACAGGCGTTACGCTCGTGATTGATAACGCAAGTACACACACTAAAGCTAAAATTCTTTTTCTTGTTTTCTTTTTCATAATTTTTTACCCCCTAATGGCAACTGGGAAACATAATACTCTTGACTTAAAGTTTGTCCATGAACCAGAATCCTTGTAGCTAGAAACAACGATCTCGTCACCATAACTACACAATCCAATAAAAGCAGACGATATTTTATTGTTGTTTCCGTCCTGTCCAATGATAACGTCATTAAGTTTGCAAGTTATCTCCTGTTTGCTATTATTAGAATCTAAAGTCGCAGATACAGTAACAATAAAAGCATACTTAATGCCTTCTACGAAATTGGTTATATGTGACGTTTCCCACGTTACGCCACCGACCGTGTCTGATTCAGCAAACGGAAGACTAAGTTTTGACATAAGTGTTTTTATGGCAAGTGCTCCAACAAATTTACTTGCGCCTTGATTCGAATTTATGCCAGCCAAATCATTCATTAAGTCGTTCTTATCAGCACTTTCGTTGATAGCTTCAGCGAATGAATTAAGTTCAGCTGCGCCAAAATTATCACCAGTCTGTGTGTACGGAGTAACGTCTTCAAATGAAACTGTTCCGTCACTATTGTTCGTCATTTTAAATTTTCGGTTTCCAGAGTATGCATCGTTTTTGTAGTTTGTTTTTAAAGTTGCTTTTGAAGCCATTAGAACCTCTCCTCCTTATATCTTCCAAGTTTGAATGGAATTCTACGTACCATATTTGCCTGATCTTCAATCATCGTTTTTAATTCCGCACAGGCTTTTTCTATCCTGTTCAGTTCTTGATAACCGATGAAGATGCCATTCGCGTAGAATGTTTGATACGGACCATAATCTTTAGTGGAAACTTTATTCGCAATCGAAAGCAAATTATGTTCAATCGCATTAAAATGATCTACATTCCAATAGCTAGCATAATTGTCCATATCAGAACCCATGTCTTCGATATCGAATCCTCCAAGCGTAGCCACAGCAATTTCATGTAAATACGCAATATTGTTTTTAATTCTGTTGAAGTCCTCAATATTAAATTTTGAATAGAGCTTCCAATTTGTTTTTGGTGTACTCCATGCCATTACATATCCACCTGCCTTGCTTTAATTTTTCCACTGAATCTTCCGTTAAACTCAATTTCGTTTTCGTAAGCCTGAATAAGTGCTGTTCTTCCGTTTTTCTTTTCAAGATAAAACGCGTCATTTGCATCAACTCTAGGGTCTCCACGCCATTCCAAAGAGTAATCAATCACGCTTGAATAATAGTCCTCAATCCATTTTTCCAATTCCGGAGAATCTTCACTGATTAAAGGGTTTTCCCATTCTTGATATTTTTCACTCGTATTTGCTATATCTGTTTTTTGCGTTACAACGTATTCTTTTCCAGAAACCGTTACCGTCACGTCTGCACTTGCGGTAACACCAGTGAATTTTACTTTCACGTAAAAGTTTCCCCACTCCACAATTTCAGCCTTAATCGCCGTGTTGTTCGTTGTTACGCTAAGACCGTAAGATGCATTGCTGAAATATATCTCGTGGACTTGATTGTTTTCTGTAACCGTAACGTTTTCGCTCACGATTTCCTTACTTTCTTCGGAAGTTTCGGAATAGACAGTTTTCACAAGAGCGACTTTGTGTGCTCTGTTTTCAAGCGTACACTCTGGATAATCGCTTAAATCATTTCTGCGAATTGTGTAGTTTGCCGGGTCACCAATCATAAGATAATCAACCGCAACTCTCGCATTTTTTGCACCTTTCGTAAATTCGATCTCTGCTTTATCGATGTATCCGAAGTCTTTTTCCAGTTTGTACGAACCACCACTGAAAGGTGCCTTGTATGTCTCCGTAATTTTCGGATAGTCCGACCTTCCACTATATACCCAGTAGGAAATTGCAAAATACTTACTTTTCTCTGTCGTAGTAAAAAGTGTATTGTCTACTCCACCAGCTCCTTCCAGACGGTTTTTATCAGAATCATATATGCAAAAATTGAAATAACTAGTTCCATCATTTTGAAAGCGAATGGAGATAACATCATCTGTTATTTCAATGTAATCCGAAGCATAATATGTGCCAGCTAGCGAAACATTAGTTGATAAAAACTTACCAGTACTAGGGTCTAGTTTTTTAAACATAGTAGTTTTAAGTTTTCCATAAACCCTTGTTTTCTCTTCGAAAAGGTCCTTTGTGATGGTTTCTTGCAACTTACCCTTTAGATATGTTCTTATCACGAACTGTTCCGGAGATATACCTCTAAATTGCATATAAAGGTTGTATGCACGAAACTCTGCTTCCGAAGTAAAAGTAATAATTGGATTCCCGAGAATGAATTTATTAGCTCCCGTAGAAACTTCCCTACTTATGTACCCTGTATTTTTAACATCATTCGGGTCTAAAAACAGCAAAGTGCCATCAACACTCGAAAAATTATAACTGGCGATCGCATAGGCATCTTTCTTATCATCTGTCAGAATGTTGTAAGATTTACTGTAGCTAGTCTCTCCATTTGTCGAGATTGATTTCTTTGGAATAAACGCCGGAGTGATGTTTATTTTTCCTTTCCTGTCCTCAAAAATGGCACATCTTCCGGCATTTGCAATGATCTGCAATGCTTCCGTGTGCCTTACAACCGGAATTGGGTTTTTGACCTTAACGTTCTTTAAGTAGTCATCCAAAATGTACCTATCATTACTTATTCCAGCATCTTCCAAAACATCTACAGCAAGCTCGTAAAGAGAAATACCATTCCTTACATATACTCCACGGTAGTATTTATTAGACTGTGAACTTATATAGTCCGTGGCTTTAAATTCAACAGATATGTCATTTGAATTCCACGAATCCAGATAAGATACTATCTCCGGAAGCCATTCAATATTACCGTTTCCGTCAATGTCATATCCAAACTCGATTTTTAACTCTTGCCCTACTTTCAAGAATCCACTTGCGCTTTTAATGTTTTCCGCATCGAAGTAATCATCTTGGTTATCTAGTGAAAGCGACACATCTCTGCTCGGAAGTGTTTCGGAAATAGGCGATACAACATCAGTAATTGAGCAAGATAAGGTATTCGAGTTATCGAAGTACTTAACAACTCCAAAGTAAAGCGCATAGATACGGAATCTGTTTTCGCCATATTTCATTGTTTTTGGAGTAATCGTAATCTCGCTTACATTTTCAAATACATCTTCCGTAACAAAGGTGGATGATGTGTTTGAATAGTCCTTATTCACACTTCCACAAGTGATATTGAACTTTGTAGGGTAATTATCTCCAAAATCAATCGTAAGTCCTCTAATATCAAAACTGGCACCGCCAAATGTTATTTTGACCGCCTGTTTAATATCTTTGGTTACAACACCTGACGCCATGTACGTAGCTGCGCCCGAAGTAGGGCAAAAATACATACTGCCGTCAACTTTGGAAAAATCCTGTTCCGCTGTTGCGTAGATTGCTTTTGCTGCTCTTTTTGTGAACACATCATTTCCATTTGAAAAAGCGGTGAACTCTGTATCATCACTAAACTTCGCTGTCTTTTGCGCTTCTGAATTAATAATACCAATCGAACCACGAATATACGACCTATTACGGAATGGAAGTTTCATAGACTCTATATATTTGTCACTTGCCTTTTGCATCTACTATCACTCCCATCCGGCATCAATTAAGTTGAATTTCAATACTTGATCCTGTTCAACCATATGTGTTAATGCATTTACAAAAAGAGGTTGACCGCTTCTGTCTCCAGGGTACATTGTTACTGTTATTATCTTTCCAGGATTCGCCATATCCTCGAAAGTAACAGGCACATAGAACGGTTTCAGAGCATTTAGCATCATACGCCTTGTTTCTGGAGATATGCCTACCCATTCCAGATTGTCAAGCTTGTATAAATCCCTTCCAACTCTCTGTCCGACAGCTGCATTATTTACATTTCTTCCACCATCTACAGTTGTTGTTATCGTCCACGAGAACCCTCTTCTCGGAGCCGGGAAGTCGTATCCGTTCACATTTAAGAATGCCGACATAGCCATATCTCAAATTCCTCCTAAAAAATTAGTGCGGTAGCAATTAAGCCACCACACTATGTAAATGAATGTCCGTTTCTGTTCTTTCTTTTATCATAAACGTTTACAAGTTCACGTCCGTCAACGACTATCCTACTTCCGCGTTTTACAGCTTCGATAAGTTCTCGTAATAAGTCCGTTTCTCTTGTGTTCTCAGACTGCGCTTTAAGCATGGCTTCATATACACCTTTGGAAATTCCATCAACAATCTGATTGTTGTTTGCTACCGCTGTACGCCCGTTGGAGAATTTTCCTACCATTTCTTCGTGATTTGCCATGAATACTCCATCTTCCACGACTCCTCCACCAGTATACTTAGGAAGAATATCTGATAATCCAATGCTACCAATACCATACTTATATCCTTTATATCCTCTGGCTGTCCATCCGGCATTAAGACTTCCGTATCTTCCAACCGTATATCTAATAGCAGCTATCATATTTGACAGTGGATCGTAGATGTTCGTATTGTATCCAGGTAATGCATTGCTTCTAAATGTAGGGTCAATTACCTGCATAAGCCCCTTTGATGGAATTCCGGCTTTTGCGTTGCTGTCCCACAGGTTAATAGCGTTCGGGTTACCTCCAGATTCATGTTGCATTTGCATAAGAAGAGCATTCAGATTAGCTTCCGAATACTGATTCGTCAGCTTAAGAGCCTTTTTAGCAAGTGCTCTCCACTGTTCTACTCCGGCTGATACGTTATAAGCTACGTTTCCGGATACCTCGCTACTACTAAACATGTTTGCAATAAAGTCTTTTGCTGATTTAAAAATTGTTTTTACAATTCCACCCGCAATATCCGATACAGGAGAAAGTAGATTTGAAATGTCTACAAACTTATTTAATGCTATCTGTAGTAATTTGCCCGGATGTTCAACATAGTCAGCAACAGTACCAGCAATATCTTTTGCCTTTTCCCATACGCCACCAAAGAAGTCTCCAATACCATTCGCATAATGAGTAACACCCATACCGCCCATAAGTGCCTCTGTCTGGTTTGCCGGCATGATTTTCGTTCCCTTTTCAAGCGGAATTACAACATTTCTTCCTTTCGGAATAAAAGGTTTCCCGTTTGGAGGAACAATCATTTCTTTGTATGTACCACCCGGTTGGTCGTTTACCATTCCGATTGTGTCTTTTCCCACGCCGTTTGTACCAGATGCAAACTTAGGAACGTCCCATTTCTTCAATCTTGTTCCGGAATTTAGTTTCTCAAGAACCCAGTTAATACCATTGATGATTCCATTCACGGCATCACCAATCGGAGAGATGATTTTGTTTGCAATGTCTTTGAAGAAACTGCTTATTCCTTGCCAAATGCTTGTTACAGCATTATAAGCACTCTGGAATCCGTCTTTGAAAAATCTTGTAATTTTATTCTTTTCAAAAATACTGGTAATCTTTCCATAGATTTCTTGGAATTTTTTAACTACATTTCCGATCAAGGACGCTGCGCCGTTTATCAGTCCTTGTATTAAATAAACACCCATTCCATCCATTACAGTTGATGGGGAATGAATGCCAAACACATCTTTAAATCCATTAATAAATGGATCAAAAATATTGTTTTTTATCCAGCTTCCAATTCCTTTAATAGCCGACAGGATTCCATCAAGACCACCGTTCCAGATGTCTTTTCCGATTTCATACATAAGCGTGAACACAAAAGAAGCTGCTGCTCCCAACGCAGTGCCTAGAAGACTAAAGAAACTACTTGCAATTCCGGCAAAGTCGATGCCAGAAATAGCATCTTTTAGGTTCTGCCACAACCCTTTCGCCATTTCAGACCAATCTATTCCCGCAATCCACTCTTGAGCTTCTTCAAACGACCCTATAAGATAGTCACTGATACTTTTTGTGACCAATTTCCAGTCTAAGTTTCCCAAAAAACCTATTAGAAAATCAAATAAGGCCGTAATGTTCCTTACTAGCAATCTTCCATAGGTATTAAAATCAATCTGTTCCAGACTGGAATTTATAAAGTTTGCTAAATCATTACCAAGTCCAACAAAATCAATCGTCTTTAAAGTGTAGTATATTGTTTGTACAAACCCGTTAAGTCCAAAACCAACTTTTTTCCCCATTCCAGACCAATCAACTGAATCCGTTATCTGGTTAACTTTTTCTCCTAATAATGTTCCTAAAGATTTCCAATCAGCATTTTCGATTGCTTCCCTGATTTTTTCTGCAAAGTCAGATATTCCTTTGTCAATCGAAGTCGTTTCAAACATTTCTGACGGAGATGGTCCAGTATAGTTTCCACCACTTCCACCACCACTATCAGAATCAGAATTTGAATCTGTTGTCTTTTGTTGAATATTAAGTTCATCAATTCCAAGTGTATATGTTTGAAAGTCTTTTGCAGCTTTTTTTGCATCACTTCCAGCTTTTTTTGCGCTCGATCCAGTGTCACTAATAGTTTTGCCGTAATCTTTCCATGCCTTTTTTGCTTGTACAACGGTCCCTTTCCCTGTAAGAGCTGCCATAAACTGACCAACCGCATTTAAAGCCCTCGCCATCATATCAATAAACGCTGAAATATACGGTCCAACTGCATTAACAATCGGGGCAAATGCAACAGCCCAAGCGTTTTTCAAATATAGAAGTGATGAAACCATTCCGGAAATACTATTGTTGTATTCAGAGCTGTACTGAACAAGGTTGTCTGAACCCTCTTTCACAGCTTGTTTGATATTACTGATCGCACCAAAGATAGTTGAAAAGAGAATAGATGAACCAATCATTTTTAACAACGACATTCTTGCGTTTCCAGATTCATCTTTCACTCCCCTTAAGGAAGATGCAAGAGATTTTAAGATTTTTAGTGGTGATTTTTTTATTGAAGCTACACTTTTCGCAAGGTTCCACATTCCAGCTCCTGCTTTTTTAGTAGCAAACGAAATTGTTTGAAATACTTTTCCAGCAACAGGAGAAATGGCTTGAAATGCTGTTTTTAACTCTATAGCTTTCTTTCCCATACCTCCTAATGAACTATCGTCCAAACGAAGTTTTTCCATAAGATTATACGGAAAAGAACGTATTGAATCCGCGACTGAACTTATTCCACTTTTAAACTTTGTGAAAAAACCTGTATTGTTTGAATCTGTAACTTTTTTCAACGAAGCCGATGCTTTTTCCGCTTGTCTACTTATTTCGTTCAAGTTTCTTGCTTCTTTTTCAATAGATCCGCTTGAAACTTCTGCACTCTCAGACATCACTTCATTTGCTTCCGGTACCTTCACTCCATCAGAAAGTCTATACGGTGTTTCTCCATTTCTTGTTACAGTTAAATCAGGGTTAAGCTTTACAGTATTAAAAGCCTCTTTTGCTTTCATCGCTTCTGCCAACGAGTTTTTATACTGGAACATATTTTTGATGTTCTTTCCCCACATTTTCCCCTGATTTATTGCACTTCCTGTCTGTTCGGCAGTGTCGAAAACATTTTGCTTATATTTATTCAAGCCAGATTCAAGCTTAGAAATTGTACGATCAAGCTGTTTTTCGTTCATAGCTTCAAAGTTAATTCTAAGCTTAGAATCCTTGTATTTTCTCATCAATGCGCTAAAGCCTTGGTCTGCTTTTTTAATCTCGGAAGTATCAACTTTCAGTTTGGTAGTTGCAGAACCAAGCTTCTTTTGTTTGTTTACAATACCGTCTAGATATTTCTGAGAAGATTTAAGACCACTGATATCAACTCCACCAATATTGTTTAATTTTGGAGCTAATGAGCCAATTTCAGAAAGCGTACTGGCTATTTTTTTTAGTCTGTCTTGCATTCCAGTAAGAGAACGGTTAGCTTGTTTAGCAGATGTTTCTATTTGCAACTCAATTGAATCAACTTCTGTACCCACAACTTCACCTCCTCTTTGTTCTACTACATGCTTGTCTCCGGAAGTCCAAGTTTTCTGTCATTTTCAATCCACTTATCCATAGCCCTGATTTCCGCAAGCATATCTCTTCTCTCTCGTTCTTCTTCGGTTAGTTCTGAATCTTCGATGATTTTCCAAAGAATAGGCTTTTCAATATACTCAGCTTTACCTTTGAGAACATTGTCTATCGCAGTAACTATTGCTGAAAACGTGTATTGACCTGATATCCAGTTAATATAGTCTTCCCTTTTAATTCTTTCCTTATCTGCTTTCGCAATGACTTTTATGATATGTGGATTCATATTCCAGAACTCATTCCAAGTGATTCCAAGCACACTTGCTGCCGGGAACCACTCGTTTTCAAAAAATTCTCTTTGGGATTTGTATTTTTTTACATTGTCTGCACAGGTGCCGTCTGAACCGGTGCTACTGGTGCAATTGGCACTGTTTGTTCCTGAACCTGAGCAATTTCCTTTTCTGCATTCTGTTGGAGAGCACGAAAAAAATCAGATTCTTCCATTTTCTTCTTCAGAACTTCAAATGCCTTATCAAACTGGCCACCTTTGATAAGATGCTGCTCAAATTCCTTTCCGGCCACTTCATTGCTTACTCCCATACAAATTCCGACATATGCTCTCAAAAATGACATCGGAGTTTCTGAATAGTCATCCATAGTTACTCCTCTTTTTTCAAGATCACATACCGTGTTAAATCCAAAATCTTTTGCAACGCATGTAGTTTCGTTAATTTTAAATGTATCCATAAATCCTTACCTTCCCTTTCTTTTATAGGGAAGGGGCAGCCCGAAGGCCACCCCGTTCCGTTTTGTTGATTAAATTGTCGTTTCGTCGGTGTAATAATAACTGTTCTGAGCGTCCACCGACATTTCTTGCTCAGAACGTGTTACCCCTTTGATACAGTAAATGTTCCGTCTTTATTGTCTACGACGGTGTATTCATCGGTTACTTTTTTAGCCACTGTGTTTGGAATAGCAGTTACTGACATTTCAACAATTTCATCTACTCCACCAACATCTGAAGGTGTAGCAGATACCTGTGCCACGTAAGCATATTTAGCCACGGAACCAATACCGTCAGTTCCGTAAAGTTGTAATATGCATACACGTTTGTCTTCCATTGTTCCAATATTATCCAGATACTCTTTTTCAAGGTTTCCGGTAAATTCTTTCGAATCTGTTGCCTTAATACCTTTTTCAAATGTCTGTGCATCGTCCTCAAGAGTTGTAGATTCTACGGTGTTCGGAGCTGATACTGGTGCCGGAATACTCTTCGCTTTACAGAGTAATTTGTATGTTCCGGCAAAATCAACTTTTGATAAATCTGTTGCATCTGCGATTTCTTTTACAATAACTCTCGCTTTGTAACTGGTTGAAGCCATGTTTTATACCTACCTTTCTGCCTTTTTAGGCAACAAAAAAAGAGCCTTACAGCTCTCCTATAGTGTGTCTTCATTTCCAAGAGTTCGTCTCACTCTCATTACGCTTCTGTAATTTCCGCTACCATTGTTAACTTCCGGAAATGATTGTATTTCAAACCCCATATCTTTAAAAACAAATGCAATCTCTTTTAGTACCGCTTTGGCTTCTTTTTGGGATTTGTTTGTTGTTACTTCAATCTGCATTGAATATTGAATTCCGTTGATTGTATGTCCCTCGGTAGTTCTTGCTTTTTCTGATCCTGACATTTCGTGCATGTATACAGTTGGGTATTTTGTGGTCGCATCTTTTGGTTCATCTGTCAATGTAAAGTGAATGGTTGGAAACTTCTTATTCAATTTATTGAGTACTTTATTTTTTACAATAGAAAACAGATTTGTTTCTAAGTCAAATACCCATGAATTATCCATTTCCAAACACCTCCTTCGCAATGATTCCGATTTTCTCCCTCAATTCAACTCCTGTATTGTACATAAATGGTCTTGACGGCATACCTTCGGTAAAGAAAAATTGACCGTTTTTATAATAAAACCATCCATATGTACCAGCTGGATACTTTCCAAATGATTCCTTAAGCGTAATAAATTTTTTTCCTTGCGCATACACGACAGGTAATTTCCCTGGATACGGTGATGATGCACCAACCATACCCGTACCGATTTCTACATATATCGCATGGTTTGAATCTGCCTTAACAACGTAAACAGATGTATTTTTACCAGAAGGTCTTTCTTCACTTGATATACTTCCAAGAAGTTCACCCGTAAATACTGCATCAAGGTCAACAACATTCGCTTTTGCAATCTGTACTCCTTCTTCTGCAAGACGTTTCGTAAACTCTTTCACTTTCGAATCAAGTTCTTCCTGATACTTCCTAATCTGTTCAATCGCATCTGTAATGCTTTTTACTGACAAATTTGCTTTTATTACCCTTCCCATCTTTACACCTCTTTGCTTATCTTCTTAAGCAGAAATGCGTCCTCATTCAATGGTTCATCATTAGTAGCCATAACCTCGTAATCTGCCGTGTTGGCATCTACGTTTAAATTGTTTGCCGTGTCTTTGTATTTAACGGCTGATTTTCGCCAAATACGAGTCCCTACGGCAAATGGCAATGCGCCTTTTGAACAAACAATAGTGGCTTTGTCCGCTGAATCCTCTACACCAAAAACTCTTATAAAAGCTTCAGTCAAGGTAGAATTTATGTTTGCCATGAATTCTGTCGGTTCCGTATATTCCGGTTCGTATTCGCCGGATTCCACTGGTACTTCTTTTCCATCAACGGTAATGTATTTAGTGTTTCCTTGCTCGTCTTTTTCATAAATAGGCGTATTTCGCCCAGTCTGCAAAGAATACAGCATTTTCTGTTTATTTCTGTCCAGTGTTCGCATCGGTATCAACCTTCTTTGCTTGCTTTCTAACCTGATCTACGCCAGTACTTGCAAGACCAGATACAATTCCTACTGCGATTGCATTAAGAACATCTTCTGCCGGAAAATCTGGAATTACATACATTCCAACAACTCCAAGAATTCCTCCTACGATACCAACGATAACCGGGATGCTATTATCCTTGATTTTAGGACAGAGTTTTGCGCCAAGTCCTACGAGATAAGTAATCACAACGATAGCAAGTACCGTTCCCATTGTAGAAATATCCATTATTGTTCACCTCCATCTACGTTCTTTTTGATATGAAGTTCATCAATCTCATGCTTCATCTTGGTAATCATTCCATTCCCGCCTAAATCATGATAAGCTTTGTACATTTCGCAAAAGTTTTCATATGCGTAGGAAGGTATATTACCAAGTTGCGTGTATTTGCTATGATACTCAATTAGCTGTACACGAAGCAAAAGCATAGTTCCCTTACTGTTAGCTTTCCTCATGGCTCGTTCTTCTGCAATTCGCTCATCACGTTCCTTTACGTATCGTGTTTGCTTTTTTTTCTGTTCTTGCAGTAGCCAAACCATGTATCCAAGCAAAATAGGAAGGGCAATGAAATATGTTTGTGTTATCACTTCACGCATCTTTTGTTGCTCCGTATTCGATTATTTTTCGTCACTCCCACCACCAAACCGACGAATCCCCTGCAACCATATTGCTGACATCAGTAAAATGGTCACGCACAATCTTCTACAAAAAATGAACATACGGAAGTACGTCATTAAATATCGAACTGGATATATAAGCATTTTCGTATGATCTGCTTGTAGAATTTTCACTGTGAGATGATTCTCCCTCAGCTCCTTCTTTCGCTTTCAGATCAACGACTGCCATAGCAATAGTACTTATATGTCTTTGAATATCATCTTCAATCTGATTTTCAGTAAAATTGCTAGGAAAATTCCTTTGTTGCTTATATTTTTCAATAACAAAATCAATCAAGAGTTTTGATGGCTCCTGACCTTTCAGCTCTGGAATGTCATTGAAATATTCAGTTACCTTTTCCCTGATTGAATCTGCCACTGCCATAACTGTTCTCCTTTACAAATTGAATTTCGAAATAAAATATTCCTTTAATTCTCCGCCAGTCATCGAATCAACATTGCTCATACCATGACCAGTCGCTAACGAACGTAAGTCTTGTACGCTCATTCTGTTAATATCTGTCTTGGTATAATTAAATTCAAACGAAGATTTTCCCGGAATTTCTTCCGGGATTACTTCGCCAGCTTTATACCATTTTCCATCGATTTTGATTACATTTGTTGCAATCATACAACCACCGCCTTACGCTACTTTCATAACAACAACGCTGTTCATTCCCTCAAATGACGGAAGACCAATCATTGACACAACGCAGTGTGTATTGATCGGGTGCTCTGTAGCATAAGTGTAAACAGCAATACCTGTTTCAACGATAGAAAGGTTTCCATTTGCGAGACTTCCACTTCTCTCTTCTGGTGTTCTGCCGAAAACATAATCACCAAGGTATACTCCGGCTGATTGACAAGAGATGATGTTTTTCGGAATAAAGTACTGAGTTACTCCGGATTCGTCAACATACATCTTGTCGTAAACTTCGATTTCGATTCCGTATCCTCTCAGGTACGCAAGTACATCTTCCTGTCTTACTCTGATACCGCCGTTGTATGCTGTAATTCCAAGAACCTGTTTCTTTGTATCCTCCGCATTGAGAAGCATTTCAAAAGTCTCTGTGTTCATCGAAAATCTTGTCAGAGAGTATCCTGTTTTCTTGGCGAAATCACGTCTTGTTTTGATAAGGTCATCAAGCGGTGTTGCTGTCTCCGGGGCATCCCATTTGTCAGATGTTCCAGAAATTTCAATATAGTGGTCTTTTTTGTGCACTGTTCCATTGTCAGTTGTGTAATCAACCACATACTTTTTACCCTCAATATTTACGGTAACTTTCGGTACACCATCTGCCGGTGCAAGAAGTTCCCAAATCTGTCTCTCAGGTACAACCATAGCTCCCTGGATCAAATTCATTGGTTTCTTACTGATTTGTCTGAGAACTTGGTTTGCAAGAGAAGAATTTTCAGCTGAAGCATAATTTGCATATTGCTGTTCTTCTTTCTCTGTGACCATGTAGGACTCTCTGTAGAACGGCATCTCGTTCTGAATGTCCTGGAATCCTCCAACATCTCTTAACGGAGCCTGTGCGTCGAAATTTGAAGCTTTCAGTGCTACCGGCTGTGAATTTTCGCCGACAATGTATCTGATTTCAAGTGAATCCTGTTTTGTGGTTCCGAATTTCTGTCTTCCAAGATACGGTGGAAGTGCAAGTGATGCTTTGTAGTTATCCCACATAACTCCAAGACTTCTTGCTGTAAACGCTTTCGCTAATGGTAATGCCATCTCTAATATACCTCCTTAATTACTCTGTAATTGCTGGTGCACCGTAAAACGTAACTCTTGGTGTTGCTTTTCTAGCTGCATCTGAAATCTGTGGAGAAAGTGATTTGACTTTTTCCCAATCAATAGTTCCTTGATATACGTATGTTCCCGGTGCATCTCCCTGTGTTACGTCAACGTCTTCAAGAAGATATCCAAGACATGACGCATCGTTTGACGGATACGGTGTGCCAGCCTTTGCAATTTTCATACCGTTTTCATCAGCTACTGTTACGCTCGCCTGTGTTACCACGCAAGCTGCTCCTTCATAAGGAAAAAACTTCAAAATACCTTTACTCTGCGTAAAATCTCTTACAATTGGTTTTCCCATTTTTTTACCTCCAAATTTACTTCATCAGGTAGTAATCTCTTGTTGCCTGATCGCTAGCCTTATTGCCAAATACGATTTGTTCCGCATTTGCTACATCTTCCGGCTTTTCTTCATCTTTTTTTCTTCCGGCATTTCCACCAGGATTAATGGAACCATCTGCGATTTCCTGTTCCTTGGCTTGTGCTGCCTTTGTTTCTTTTTCGGCGATAATCTGTGACATTGAATCGATTGCTGCTTTTGCAATTTCCAGATCGTCCTGAAAACCAGCAAGAACCGTATCTGCCTGTTCACCCGTCAGACCTTTTTCAGCTGCATATGCCCGAATGTCTTTTTTGATATTCTCTTTTTGCAATGAATCAATCTGTTTTCTAAGCTTCTCAATCTCGTCATCGTTCTGCGGTGACGGATTTTGGTTCGGCTGTGGATTTGGAACTGGTGCCGGTGTAGGCTGTGGCTGATGTTCCGGCTTTGGTGCTGGATTTGGGTTCGGTGCCGGAGCCGGTCTGTTACTGTGAAACTGATTTAAGTAATTCGTAACTTGGGCATCTGTCGGTTCCTCAATCCCTAACGCGATTAAGTTCTGTTTTGCTTCTTCTCTTGTCATAGTTATTACCTCCGTATCTACATTTGTTTTCGCTGTTCTATCAGCTTGGATTTATACTTTTTCCCATCTAACGCGTGAGAATGCTTTTTTATGTATAAAAAAATCAGCCAAAATTTTTGGCTGATTCCAAAAATTTGGCTGATTGATTTATTGAATTTAATTTTTAAACTGAATAGCTTCAATTCTAAGTTCCTGTCCGACTGTACCTAGTGTAGATACGCCGTCAGCTTTCGTCCAGTCTGTCCAACCGGAATTCTCCACATGGACTCGATACTCAAAATCTCCGTCAAAACATAAGCACTCGATACGCTTATTCTGACCAGTTGTGCCGATTACCGTGTCTTTTGTGACCGTGCCATAATCTTTCCAACCGATACCCTCAATGTGCGCTTTTGCCTTGATTTCGGTGTTTAGTGGATTGATTTTAAAAGCTTCCAGTCTGAGATTGTGACCTGTAATACCAATGATATTCTCGCAAGCTCTCTCTCCAAGCCATCCTTTATTCTGGACGTGTGGATTGACAAGGAATTTAGCAGCCATGATCTCGATCGCTTCAATTTGCAGTCCCTTTCCTTTTGTGCCCGCCCAATTTCCGTTGAATGTCCAATCTGTCCATCCGATGTTTTTCTGATGAACTCTGTAGATATATGGCGTATCTTTTCCGGTAATCTTGATTGCTTCGATACGTTTGTTCTGACCTGTGGTGCCAAGGATTGTGTCTTTGGAGATATTCTTGTATTCCTTATCGCCTACATCCTTGATGTGCACTACTACGTCTGTTTCTCCGACAGGAATAAGTCGGAACGCTTCGATTCTCCGGTTCTGTCCTGTCGTTCCTGACATACGACCATCAGACTGCCAGCACGCCCAGCCGATGTCACGGATATGTGACTGGTAGGATACCTTACCGTAATGCTGTACGGAGTCCTGAGATGTTCCACCAGATGTTACCTTACCGTCAGAATCCTCTTTTGCCGGAGATGCCGTAGCGATGCCGAATGCATTAAGGATACCTCTTGCTAAGTCATCTATTTGGCTATTAAATTTGTTTAAATCTCCAGAATTTGTGATAAAGCCATTTTCCAGAAGTCGATAGCTATATCCTCTTGCGGCAGCCCTGTTCGGGTTGGCGAGGTCACTTCTCGGAACGATATTTTTTGCACGCCCCGGGAAGAACGAGCCGATAAAGCTTGCCAGTGCCGTGTCATACTGGTCTGCGCTATAAGCAGAATTGATAATAACATGACCGCCCTTTGCCGAAGCTCCTGCGCTGTCCATGTGCAACTCTAATATCTGCCAATCTTTCGGAATATTAAGGCTCATGATTCCATTGTCTGCGTACCAGTTCCGGTTCATATCTGCGACCGTGACATTTCCACCGCCTAATGCTGATAATCTGGAAGCGAGCGCACGTACACGCTCTGCCTCCGTATATCCATATCCTACTGCTCCGCAATCACCGGCTCCATGACCAGCTATTACATATAAATGTGCCATAGTATCTCCTTTCCGTCTTTGTGCTGTCTACTTAGCTTTATTTAACTGTTTAAACACCTGGTTTACATAATTACTAAGTCCCGCAACCAGAATGCCCTGAACAATTGCTGTGAAAATTGCCATTGCGATATTTTGTGTACCTTTAAGGTCGCAAGTTGCAACAACATAGATTCCGCAAACCACAACTCCAACCGCTTTACCGGCTCTCCTTTAGCAAGTACCACCGGACGCGCGCATAGCAGATTACTCATATCCTTTTTGCCAAAGAGTACCTTTCTGCTACAAAATTCACATTTCTCCATTTTCATTACCTCTCTGATATTTTTATTTTGATTGTATCAGATAATGTAATGGTTAAGATATTTTCAGGAGAGTTCGATGTTTTTCGATACCCCATTTTCAAAAACCATAATTCCTCGTGTGTGTTTAATATGTTGTACTGATTTAACTCACTAGAATCTACAACCGAATCAATAGCTGATTTTTCGATAAAAAAATAAAACCTTTCGGTCTTGCTCTGATTTCCATATGATCGCTTCTGTAATTGATTAATCTGTTAAAGCTCCCCTTTAACTAACTGTTTCGGCATCCTCGGTAGGCTCGTCTGTTTTTCTGTCCTCGGCATCCAGCGCATCATAATACGCCTGTGCCAGGGCTTCCACCTCGGCAATGTCCTCTTCAGTCAGCAATCCACTGTCCAGATGACTGTAAGCCTTGTCAAGCCAATAGGCCACATCTCTGCCTGCAACAATTTCGCGCTTGATGCTGCGCAATGTCAGGTCGTGCCGTGCTTTACTTTTGATAGCCATAATGTATACCTCCTTTAGGTAGTAGTCATGGATGCAATGGCATCCTCAAGATTTTTGACGACGAGATTTACGTCCCGCTGGTAGTCCAGCTTGATGCCAGCGCCATCGCTGGCCTGCACCACAGTGTCAGGGCCGTAAGCAGTGAGGGCTTTGTATGCGGAGAGTTCGGCAGGGGTGAGCGGGGTTTCGATGGGGGTAACGAGAATTGCAGTTAGTGACATAGGCGTTTGTTGCAGATATTGCTGTAACTTGTCAAGAGATGTGATGTTTTTAAATCTAACATAGATGATCTCGTTGATGATTGTAAAAACATCATCTGTAGACCATGTAATACCACTATCTCCAAGCGCTAAAGCGGAGCAAAATGCATTTGCATCGGCAGTACGTGTATCAGTTTTTTTTAAATTTTTACCTGCACATTGAAAACGTATGCCGTTACTGGTCGATTCTGTGAAAAACTCTGAGCTGTCAGAAAAAACCATTGTTGTTACCCTCTGCACCTTCACCCCTCTCTCCAAGTCCACCTCGTCGCACACCCATTGCTGCCTATTTTCATCCGTGTAGTTGCCACCGGACGTGACAGGGATGCCGGGTAACCCGTTGGGAGTGGGCAGGATGAGGAGCTGTTCACGATAGGGGGAGTAAGCGGTGATTTTGTTTCTCGTTAAAGACACTTGAACAGTGGTATTTAACGTTGCACCTTTTAAGATTTGCAAGCGGAGTGAAAACTCCGCATCTCTGGCAACTGTTACTTTCTGGTTTTGCGTATCAGAGGAAAATTTCCCGATGAAATAGAAGTTGAGCATAGCAGAAGGACTTAGCCCCCTAGTCGTTAGGTAGTAAATACCATGAGTTAAAGGGTATATGTTGTCCTCGTGTAAGGCTATGGTAAAAGCGTTGGTAGCCGTACCAGTAATTAAAATACCATTTTCATAGGTAGTGTAAGTTATTCCGTATACGGTCGATTTCACACCAAGTTTAGTGCCCTCTAGCACGTTTGCTCCCGTCAACTTCACCGCCACGCTCCCGCCGTCACCAGCGCTCACGATAGGCACAGGGGCATCCGGCGTGGGCGTGCCGTCCTGCGTGCTTCTGCCGTAGACAGTCAGACCGCACAGCGGCGCGGCAAAAGCATCGTCAACGGCGATAGGGTTGCCGGTCTCACTGCCAACAAGCACATTCTGGCGCTTCTGCAGTGCAGCAGTATCTTCCTTTAGCGAACCAATATCCTCTTTATTGGTCGCAACCTGCTCCCGATCGGCTGTGAACGCTTCTGCTACTGCCTGCATCTTACCCAGCTGTTCACTTCCAGCTGTCTGAATATCTTGGACTGCTTTTTCGCCAGATGCTATAAGGTCTGTCTTGAGCTGTGTCCCAGTTTTAATCTTCTCACCAAGAGAAGTGTCCAATGCACCCGCTTGATTCACAGTCGCACTCAGAGTCTCCTGAACCGTTCCTGCCGTCTCTGTAGACTCATCTAATGCAGTCTTGGCAGTTCCTGCTTCCCGTATGGACGTATCCAACTCTGTCTTTGCAGTTCCAGCCAGCTCCACCGACTTGTCCAGTGCTGTCTTAGTGTCACTAGCAGTCTGAATAGACTCATCCAGTTCTTCCTCGGAAACACCAGCATTTATAATGGTCTGTTCAAGTTCTCCCTTGGACTCTGCAGTCTGATTTTGAATCCGTTGGATCTCGCCATCAGTGTGAGTAGTAATCTTGCCTACAGAGGTCTCTTCCTGATTCTGGATAGCTTCGATTGCTTCCTGCTTTTTCTCCCCGACTTTCCTAAGAGCATCTTCCTTGGTCTTTTCTGCTGTAACTGCACTCTTCGATGCACTAGCAGCATACTTAC